CGATAGCGGCCTCGTCGAGATCGCGCGACGGCACGCCGAGCACGTATTGGATCGGCTCGCCCGTGACCGGATCGGTTTCGCCGATGTAGTAGAGCGCGCTCGCCCGTTCGACCGGCGTATCCTCGGCCGGCGCCTCGGCCGGCGTCTGTTCCTCACTCATCGGCTTCTGTCCTTACACGGCCTGCGGCCAGTACTCGGCCGCGACCTCGAATTTCTCGGTGAGCTCGGCGGTGAAGGTGAATCCGCGGTAGGTCTTGCCCTGGAAGGCGATCACGCCCTCCTCATAGGCCGTGACCGCCAGAAAGACGTCGGTGTCCGTCAAGGCGACGTGGCGCCTGAGCTGGGCGACGATCGCGTAGAGAAAGGCTTCGACCGCGGCCCGTTCCATCTCGGCGACGCCGGCGTCATGGACGGCGACCGTGATCGGCAGGGTATGGGTCCAGATTTCTAAGCCCGCCTGTTCGATCGTCGCCGTGCTATCGCCGAGCCACGCGGCCGGCACGATCTCCGGTGGTTGCTTCGGCTGATAGGGGTAGACGATCCTCAGGCTGAGCTCCGACGGGGTCGTGCCGTAGTCGACGGGAACCGGCGGCGTTTGCATCAGCACCTGGGTGAGGCGATCGCGCAGCTCGGGCAACGGCATCAGGATCCTCCGAGCCGGCGAATGATCCGGCGTGGCACGGCGACGCCAAACTCGCGCTCGATCGCCGCCCGGTTCTTGGTCAGCGCCGGTTTGAGATAGGGTTTCGCCGCCCGGGCCGGCTGCACGACTTTGCGCGCAAAGATGAGCTCGCCGTCGATCTCGAAGACCAGGTACTTGCCGCGTTTCGGCAGGATCGTCACTTCCGGCCGGCCCTCTTCGATCGCCCGCGCGTATGGGGTTTTCGCCGAGACCGTGGCCGTGATGTTCCCGGCAACGGCCGTCACCTGATTCGAAATGCTGCGCCGCAGATTGCCGCTCAGGACCGGTGCATTCGCTTTCGCGCTGCGCTCGACGCCGAGGATCACGCGGCGCATCCCGGCCAGCATTTCCTCGCGGATGATCGGTTCGGCGCCCGCGTATTTGCGGCCGAGCTCGTCGACCTCGTGATGGTCGATCGTCATCATGTCGCTCATAGGACCAGATCCCGTAAGCGATATTTGGTGATCGTTTTGACCACGGTCGGGTCGAGCCACGGATCGAAGCGCGGCACGACAATGCCGTCCTCGGTGACGATCGGAATGTTCTCGAGCTTGAACGTCTCGCAGACGAGGCGCTCGACCGCGAAGCTGACGTCAGCCGGCACGGAGTCGGTTTTCCACTCGTCGCACCAATAGGCCATGATCGAAAACGGTTGGTTGACGCCGATGCCGCCGGGGAGCTCGAGCGCCCGGATTTGGCCGGCGTGATCCTCGATCCCGACGCGCCAGGCGCTGTCGTCGAGCGCGGTGCCGTCGGACATGGTGTCGGCGACGACGGTGCCCCCGGTCGCGATCTCGACGACGGACCAGACCGGTTTCGGCAAGACGAGCATGGTGCCGCCTTTGCCGTAGACGAGCCGCACCTCGGCGTCCCCCGGAAACCCGGTGAATACCACCGGCGTGATCTCAGTGAGGGTGACGTCGTCCACCCACAGGCGATCGGCGACAAACGGCACGACGCACGTGAGGATGATCGCGACGGCGACGGTGGCCGCCTGCGACGGTGCGGTGAAGAGGCCCCCGGCGGCGCTCCACTCGAGCGTCGGTTGACTGCCGATCGCGTAACTCGCGCGACCGAGGCTCGCCCCGCCGGCGTCAAACCACTCGAGCCCGGCGGTGGCTTGCCACGAGCCGCCCTCCGGTTGCACGTAGGCATTGACGGTGTAGCTCGTGCCAGGAGTGACCGCGTAGTGATTGACGGTCGCCAGGTAGTTGCTCGTGTCGCCCACCGCGCTCGAGCTGCTCACCACGTCGAGCACGAGCGATCCCGTCGCGTCGTGAAAGACGTCGCTCTCAAAGCCGACCAGGCCGTCGAAGATGCCGCTGTCGGGCGTGATGAGCAGCCACGCATCGACCGCGCCGGCGTCGTCAAACGTCAGCGCGAGCTCAAGCGGCGCCGGCGGTTCCGGCGGTGTCACCGCCGGCGGCACGAACGTCCGCCCGGTGGCCTCGTCGAAGGCCTGCGACAACACCAGATTGAGCTCAATGAGGCGCGCGTCGTCGCTCGCCGCATAGAGGGTGCCGGTGGTGGTCAACATGGCGTGGATTGCATCCATGTCGCCATAGCCGAGCGCCGGATCGACGGCGCGGAGCGTCGGGCTCATCGCCTAGCGATTCTCCGGCGCCTGATCGAGCTTGCGGCGCTCGGCGGGATTGGGCAGGTGCTCGCCCGGATCCTCAGGCGCCGGCGCGTTCGGATCCACCGGCGGCACCGTGATCGTTTCCTCCGGATGGACGGTGACCTCGACCTCAGGCTCGTTCTCGTTGGCGTCCGGCTCGACCGGCGGTTGCTGCTTGGGATCGTCGCTCATGACGACTGGGCTCCTCACAAAGGGCGCTGTGCCCTCGAGTCGATATTCGGCCGTGCCGGGTTTCTTTACGTGCCGGATCCGGGCTTGCTGCTCTTGCTGGTGACCACCGCTCCGGATGAAGCGGATGCCTCGGGTTGCAGGGCCGAGGCGTCGGAGGCCAAAGGGTCGTCAGGGCTCACCAGATCGGTCTCGCGAAAGGTTGCGCCGTCTGGATAGTCGTCACCGGCCCGGACCTGAAAAGGAATGCCGCTGACTTCATAGACGCCGTTTTTCTCAGCTTTGGGCATGGGTTCGCTCACTTTCCGTTCCGCGATAGACCGGGAACCCCGGTTATCCGGTTACTCGGTCTGCTCGGCCGGCGGCCACGGTTCGTCGGTTTCGTAGTCGATCGCCAGAATGTAGGGCGCCACCACACCGATGCCGATGTGCATGTTGAGGCGAATATCGGCGGCGGCCTTCGTCGAGAGCTCGGCCAGGGCGTCATTGAGCGCGTATTCGAGGTTCTCCAAATTCGTCGCATCGACGAACTTGATCGCGCGCCGGGCAGCCATTAGACGAGCTGCACCTTGGCGAACGCGGACGGCCGATAGCTGACGACGGTCGCGCGCTCTTCGGCCAGGAGCACGAAGATATTGCGAATGAAGAAATCGGCATGCTGATCGGCGATGAAGATTTGCGCGCTCATCCGGTCCCAGATCGTCGCCATCGAGCCGTCGCCGACAAAGAGCGTTTTCGCCGGCTGATCCGGCGTGATGACCGCTGGCAGGCCCCAGAGCCTGGTCGGCGCGGAGACGCCGAACGGACCGCCGGCATAAAAGATGCCGCCCGTGTTGACCGCCGAGATCATCGTTTCCCAGTCGGCCGGATTGATCACGAAGAAACTCGGCCGGCCCTTGCCGGTGTACTGGATCGCGGTCATGCCGCGTAGCGCCCGGTTGTAGTTCTCGACGCCGGTCCCGGCTCCGGCAACTGGATTCGTCGTGAAATAGGTGGTGTCGAGGTTTTGCACGCCCGTCTGGTTCTCGAGACCGAGAATGTTCGGCGCGGTCCCGTCGCCGACGAGGAACTCGCGCTCTTCGCGGATCTCGAGCCCGTCGAGCAGGCGACCCTCGACGTAGGAGCGCAGTTGACCCGCGTCCTCCATCGCCTGGCGCGTGATCGGGATCCAGTGCGCGATCGTGGCGATCGGCACCGTTTTCTCGGCGAACGTCAAGCCCGACTCGGGTTTGAGCCCGGTGCTGACACTCGTCGCCTCGGCGACTTCCTTCGCCTGGTTATCAAAGGCGGTTTCTTGCACGAACGTGATCGCGTCGGCGTTGGTCGTGCCGACGTTGAGCACATCGCGTAACGACGGGAATCCGGTGTCGGTCGGGCCGTAGATCCCCGGCACGATTTGCGGCGGCGTCATGCTCGCCGCGATCCCACCTGAATAGATCAACGACCGTTGCTCGAGCAAACGACTCCGGCGGCCGCGCTCGGGGAAAAACGTCTCAACACTGACCGGGCGGCTCTTACCGGCCGGATTCTGGCGATATTCCTTGACCGCTTCGCTGTCGACGAAGCGATCGACCAGACTGCGGCGATCGGGTTCCTTGCCGGTCGCGGGATCGACTGCGCCGTGAGGCGGCGGTGGCGTGGCGCCGTTCGATTGGGTATAGCCGGCCAGCTTGCCGGCGGTAGTCGTGATCTGTTGCTCGCGCTCGATCTTCGGGCCGAGCTCGTTCAGTTCGACGATCAGGGCGTCAATCCGGGTATCGTCGTCGGCGCTGCGTTCGGCCTTTTGTCCGAGATCGGTAAGCTCGGTCAATCTGGCCGTCATCAGTTCACGCAGCTCGACCAGTTTTGCGGTCATGAGCACTCTCCGAGGAACGCGCGGGAGCGCGTCAGGGTGACGATGCGATCGATCTCGCGGCGTCGTGCCTCGGCGTCCGTGCCGTGCGCGGCCTCGTGAGAGAGCTCGGCGGCGGCGGCGGATTCAGGAGCGGCGACGGATTGTCCGATTGGGGTCGTGTGAGTGGTGTCCCAGCCGCTTTGTGCGGCCGCGCCGGCCCACTGCACGCTGGCGCGACGCAGTTGGCGCACAGCGTCGATCGTGGCTTGCTCGTTCGCGGGGAAGGTGACGACCGAGGTTTCCCAGAGCTTGACCTCGGTGATGACACGGATCTCGCTCTTGTCGATCCCGGGAAGCTGGCTGACATCGATCTGATCGTCGTCTTCGGCGCTGCGGTCCTTGACGGTGTTAAACCCGAACGAGAGCCCGATCGGGATCCCGCCGCGCAGGCGCTTGAGCGCGCTCGAGCCCTCGGCGCCGTCGTCGATGAGCGCGACGTCGACCGCGAGCCCGTCGGCATCTTCCGTAATGGCCAGGTGCTTCCCGATCGGGAGATCGGGATCGTGTTGCCAGAGCACGGGCAACCGGCTGCCACGATCGGCCAGTGTTTTGCTGAAACAGCCCGGGGCGAAGCAGGAGAGATAGGCGTCCGCGGTCCAGAAGGTCGCGGCGTGTCCGGTAAAGCCAGCCTCGGTCGCCTCGACGTCGGCGGCGCGAAACTCGAGCTCGCCTTCCTGCGGCCGGCGCCGCATCCACGCGGGGACGACGGCCTTGCTCTCTTGCCACTTGGCCTGATAGTGATCGATCACCGCCCGCGCCCGGTCTTTGACCTCGGACGGGATGCTAGTTTGACTTAAGCGACCGGCGGCGTTGTTGATCCCGGCCTTGATCGCGATGAGCCGGCCGTCGGCGTAATCGGCGAAGGGAAGTTTGTAGGCGCCCTTTTGGTCATCGGCGTCACGGTCATGAACGAGGAAGGCGCGGCGCGCTTTGCTGGGGTTGGGGTCGTCCGGCCAGCCGGCCCAGGTAAAGACCCGGCCGGCGGCCTCGGCGCCATCCCAGGAGGCGTCTTCATCGACCGAGAGCCCACGATCGGCACCGACAGACCAGTCGGCCACGATGGTGCTTTCGGGCCTCGGTGGGCCTCAGGATGCGGACCTCGCGGGGTCTCTGGCGTACGAGAGTACGTTCGTAGCGTATCACACGGCCGTCGAGATGATCACTTTCCGCGGCGGTTGACACTTCTTACACAGGATCTCGACGGTCGCGCCCGGCGGGAGATCGGCGTCGAAGAGGCGATGCCCGCAATAAGGGCAGCGTTGCGGCCGAACGAGCAGCGGCGGCGGTTTCTTCGGCGCCGTGGGCGCTTTCACGGGCTGTCCCTAGTCCTCGCCGAGCTCGGTGGAGAGCACCGGCGCGACGGCCAGGATGCAATTCGGGTGCGTGCCGGTGATATGGGTCTCGACGCCCGCGAGCGGCACGATCCTCCCGTTGCGTTCGGCACAGGTCAGGCCGTCACCGTCACCGTCGTAGTCACCGTGATCGGGGTTGTCGAAAAGCTCGGCGTCACTGACGAGCCCACTCTCGCGATACCCGAGCACGCTCGCCGAGTTGTAGGCGACTTGACTCTCACTGCGCGCCGTCGTCAGGGCTCGACCCTCGCCGTAGCCGTCGAATTGGGCCTGAATCCGGTCGGCGAGCTCGTTCATGCTCAGCCCGTCATGGAGGGAATCGGTCACCAGCCGGGCGAGATCCTCGCGCGTCGTTTCGTTGATTCCACTCACGCGCTGACCGAGTTTGTCGGCGACGTCGCGGATCCGCGGATTGGCGAGGTCAAAACTCAAGTTCACGCCGAGCACACCGCTCGCGGCATCGAATGCGGCCTGGCCGTTGAGCTGGTAGAGCTTGCCCACGACCGCCCGGAGTTGCCGATCCTCCTCCTCCCAGTCGAGGACCTGCAGGGCGCGCCGTTCGACCTCAACCGGATAGGAGAGCGCCGAGCCGAAGAGCGCTGCCGTGTAGCGGCGGCCTTGCGCGCGCCAGAACCGGCGGAGCGCCGGCGCCGAGTGTTCCGCGATGCGCAGCATCGTGTCGCGGCTGGTCACCGCCACACGTGCCCGAATCTCGGCCGAGAGACGGCTGCGCACGTGACCGTGATGCCCATTCTGCGGCAGCGCGAGCGGATCGGCGGCGACCAGGCGCTGCCACTCGCGGCGATCGCGCAGCTCATCCGGGCTCGGCGCTCCGCGCCGCCGCGGCGAAGTCTCGATCGCCGGCTCTTCCAATTGAGCGATCGTGCGCAGGAAGACATCGCCACCGGCGACCGGCGGATAGCCGACCGCTTGCAGCGCCCAGTTGACCGGGAACCACCCTTGCGCGACGGCCGCGCCGACGGTCGCCCAGACCTGGGAATCGTCGTCGCGCAGCGCCGGGACGGCGCTCGTATCAAACTCGAGCTGGACCGAGGGTTTCGTTTCAAATTCGGGCAACAGCGAGCGCGTCAAGGCGCCGTCGAGACGCGCCCAGAGTGGCGTGATCGTGTCCTCATAGAAACTGCGTCGTGCCTCCTCATATTTGGACCAGGGCGAATTCTCGAGCCCGGCGAGGGTGCCGATCATCACCGGCGGCACGCGAAAGGCCGTGCAGATCTGGGTCGAGTCGAGATTACGCAGGTCGGCGTAGGCCATTTCATTGAGGTCGAAGCCGAGCCGTTTGACGTCGACGATCGCCTCCATCACGATCGGCACCCACGGCTGTCCGGCGAATTGCATGAATTTCTCGCGCAGGACGTCGGCTTCAGACTGATTGAAGTTGGCATTTTCCGCCGGCACGAGCCCGAGCTGCGGGACGGCGCCGGAATCGAAAAAGGCTTTGACGAAGCCGGTCGCTTCGTTCTCGATGTCGATCTCCCTGCCGGCCGCGACGATCGGCGTGATCCCGCAGGCGCCGAGCAGCGGCCCGCCCTGATAGGTCCAGGCGACCACATCTTCGGCCGCGAGCCGGATCTCGTTCTGCCGGCCGGGCACGTTATAGTCCCAATCGACCCGGTTGTCCGCGCGCACGATCGGGACGAGCCAGTCGGAGCGCAACGGGTGAAGCGCGACCGGCCGGCCGCCCGAGCCGCGTTCAATCTGATTCACACAGAACCCGGTCACAGCCGCGATCTTGACGTTCGCGTTGATCCACTCGGCCTCGCTCATCCCGGGATTCGGCGCGCGCATCAGTTGCCTGAGCGGGTGACCGTCAATCGCCTGGTCACCTTGGGTCTCATCGCGGACGACAACGCGCGCCGTGGCCGCGGCGTCGGCGATCAGGTTGACGCACGCGAAGACGACGACGACCCGGTCATATGCGGTGATGCTGCCGGCGTAGTCGTACTGATTCCACGTCGGCCGTCCATAGCGATAGAGCGCGATCGTCGGCAGTCCGGTCCGGCGTTCGGCTGGGGCGTGACCGTTGCGTGCGACCGGCTGCTGGCGCAAGTAATGGAATGGCGCGCTATCAGGATGCGGCGTGCGCAGCGCCGTGGCGACACGATCAAGGACGCCCATTGTGTTGTTCTCCTACCGTCGTCTCGAGCGGTCGTGTGGGAACGTGGAGCTCGGGGACTTCCATGTCGTTCAGGGCGATACGCAATGCTTCCAGCAACACATCCCATCGCCTCTTTCGGATCTCCGCGTCTTGCAAGCCGGCTTGGGCCTTATAGAGCACGTCGGTCGCCGCCTTTGCCTGCTGCTCAACCGCAGCGATCATGTTTTCGATGGTTTCGAGGGGGTTCATGACGTCGGGTTGCACGTCAGCGAAATGCCTGCCGGTAACCACATCCATCACGGGTTGCTCCTGCGCGATCATGACTCCTCCTCGGCGATGAGCTCGGCTTGGACGAAGAACGGTTGAATGCGTTTGAGCGCCGGCCGCCAGAGCCCGAACGCGGCGAGCTCGTCGCCGAAGACGGCCACGTCCGGGGCGATGAGTCGTGGGGCGAGCGTCTTGCGATCGACGTCGATCGTGCAGAGCTGATGAAAGAGCGCCGCCCGGACCTGATCCGGTTTGAGCGCGCGGCAGTGATCGGCGGCGAGCCAAAGGATGACGTCGCGCTGGCAGAAATAGGAGAGCACGCCGGCGACGATCTGGACCGCACCGAGCCGGTCGTGCCCGCGCGTCTCGCCGCCCTTCCGTTTCCCGAGGTAGTCGATCGTGATCTCGGTCTTGTCGGCGAAGGGACCGTGCTCGTCGCGCATCCGGGCGCCGACGTGGGCGAGATCGGGCGCGGCGAGATAGTCGGCGCCCTCGAATTCCGAATCTCCCGGAATATCGAGCGCGACACCGGCGCCCAGCCCGGGCGTGATGACCGTGACCATCTCCTCCCTCCCTACAGGAATCGGACCTCGCGGCGCGGGCCATCGAGGTGCATCACGAAATAGCGCGTCGTGTCCATACCGTGATCGTGTTCTTTGACCGGCTCCTCGCCCTTGCGCCGGCCGGATCGTGTATCCCAGATGTAGCTCGCATATTCCTCGATCGTGCTGGTCGGCAGGCCTTGCTCGACGAGCGAACGATCGCGGGCGAGCACCGAGTCGCGCAGATAGAAGAGGCGCGGCCGGCCGTCCCCGGCGGGCCGCAGGCGGTTGGCAACGAGCTGGATCCCGGCCGAAACGTTCTTGACCGCCGGCGTCGTTTTCCGCCGCGCGGCGCGCTCAAAGGTGGCGCGGTCCTCGGCGTCGTGATCGGTGATGACGACACGCGGTCCCGGCTCATCGCCTGAGGCCGCGAGCCCGTCGGCGACGTGATCGACGACGAGTCGTTCGGTCCGGTAGATCTCGCGATAGCAGTAGGCGCGGCCGTCGGGGTCCAGCGCCCACCATTGCCAGACAAAGGGGTGGACATAGCCGAAGTCGATCACCCAATAGCGCGGCCACTCCGCGGGGATCGGGAAGCGATCGACGACGTGGATCGCCGGATCAAATTCCTCGTAGATCATCCCCTCGGCCGCGGCCCAGATCCCTTCGACCAGGCGCAAGCGCCGAACGCCAGTGAGCTTGCCCAGCCGATCGACGACGTAGCGCTCGCCCGCATCGGTCCAGGCGTCAATTGCTGAGTCCCACAGAATCGGATTGTCGCGATGGCGCGACAGCAGGCGCATCGTCAGCCCGCTCTCGCAGCGTTGATTGAGCCAGTGCGACGGCGGACCAGGATTGGCGTCGGCGAGCAATTGGGTGTAGGCCATGTTGCCGGCGCGCAACCGTGAGCCGATCAGCTCCCACTCCTCGAGCGACAGCTCAGTCGCTTCATTCACATAGATCACGTCGTATTCGGTCGACATGACCTTGCTCGCCTTGTCGAGCCCACCGATCACGATCGTCGAGCCGTTGGGATAGACGAATTGGGCCGGCCGGATCTTGCTCCCGCCGAAGAACGTCACGCCGAAGGCACGCGGATCGGCGCCGAGCACACGGGTCGTATAGGTGACGAGCGCCGAGGCGGTAAGGCTGACCTGGGTCTTGCGCAGGATCAGCCCGCGCATGCCGGCGTATTTCATGGCTTGCGCGTGGAGCTTGAAGAGACAGGCGAAGGTTTTGCCGGTCCCGGCCGGGCCTTCGATCAAGAGCTCGGCCGAGCGATCGGCGAAGAGCGTTTTCGCGGCGCCGCGCGGTCGATAGCGAACGGTGGCGACGGCGACCACTAGATCTCGTCCGCATTGATGCCGGCGACCTCGAGGATCACTTTGAGGCCGTCGCCAACATGCTCAGTCTGCAGGCGCTCGCGGTATTTCTCCGGGCGACGCGCCTTGAGCAACAGAACCATCAGCGAGGTGTTCCCCTTGATCGCCTGGCGCGTGGCGACGTCTTCGAGCTGATCCGTTCCCATCTCGATCGCGTCATCGCAGAGCGCAGCGAATACCTCGTCCTCGTTACGCCAGGCGTAATAGGTCGTGCGCGCGATCCTGGCGGCTTTACAGGCGGCGCTCACACTCCACCCGCGGGCGAGTTTGGCAAGGATCCGCTGCTCATGCGCTGCCGTCCTGACGGTCGGGTTCATATGTTCAAGTTGTTCAGGTTGAGACGCGAGCTGCCGGCAGAACGAAGGCGCGGTGGGACTTCGCTCACAGGCGAATTCTATCGTACGAACATTTGCGCGAAAAAATGCCGGGCCCGAGAGCGGCTCGCTCGGTGGGCCCGGCAGTGCACAAGTGGGGCATCCACATGGCGTGCAGCGGCAATTGTACGACGGATCACGGGGTGCGCCTCCGGAACTGGCTGGGGTCCCGGAGGCTGGGGCGACGGGAAACGATCGGACCGATCGCACACCGGCGGTAACGCCGAACCATCGCCGAGGCGAAGTCTACACCGGCGGCGTCCCTCGCTCCCGTGCGAGGCGGCGATCGGCGAGATGACGGTGATGCATCGCGGCGACGCTCCCGTGCTCGTGGCGCACGGATTCGAACACGCGTTTGACCGCATCGGGATCGTCATCGCGCAATGCGGTGAGAAAGCGCGCGACGATCGCGCGACTTTCGTCGTCGGCCGCGGCCTCGCGCTCGGCGGCGATCTGCTCCATGCAGAGCCGGCGCTGGGTGACGGTGCCGTCGCGGTGGGTCGTGGTGTGGAGCGAGCTCGGCGGCTCCACCCCGTCATCGCGGCGCCAGCCGTCGGCAGTTTCATGCCACAGGTGACCGCTCCAATCGCGGTACGTGCGGCCGGGCGGTGTCGTGGTGATGCTCATTTAATCCTCATCTCGTCGGGTGTCATAAACGGCCTGGGCGCGCTCGAGATCCCACAGCACCACATAGGTGTCGGGGGTCTCGCCGTAGGTGTCCTTCTGCAGGTCATACTGCGCTTTCGCCGAGCCCTCGTCGGCGTGGTGCGTGACATGGAGCGTTCCGCGCTCGCGATGCGCGATCTCAACGACATACCGATCGGCCATGACTCAACCAGACCATTTCACGTGAAACGCGCGCCGGCGGCCCAGTTGCCGCCGGCGATGGTGCTTGTTATTCGTTTGAACCGGGATCGCGGTGGAAGGTGGCGCGGCGACCGATGCGACCGTTACCGGTGACCGTGCGCCAGGCGCCGTGCTCGCGCTCGACCTCAGCCATGATCGTGCGGCCGGCTGCCGATTGCCGGCGCGATTCGCGGACGCCTGCCCAGTACTCGGCCATGCGCTCCTCTTCGGCGCGGACGCGCGCGATGTGCTTGCAGTGCGCCGTCGCCGGGCAGGTGCAGGAGTCGACCGTCGTGGTGTAGAACGTGCCGGCCGGTGTCTTCGCCGAGCGGGTGCGATAGACGCCCTTGCTCTGCAGCGTGATCGTGACCGCGTCAGCGACCGCGCGCTCGAGCATCCGTTCGTGTGTTGTCTGTGCACTCTCCATCGTGTCTGCCCCACTGTGTACCGGCTCCGCTCAGTGCGTTGCCAACACGATGATTATAGCACATTTATCGTAGTTATCAAACCACTACGAGCGATGGTGTGCACATACAAAAACCGACCGGCGAGTGGTTCCGCCGGTCGGTGATGTCAGGGATCAGGCGTTATCAGTCGGTCAGCTCGTCCGGATCGTCGAGCCGCTCCATCTCCTCCGCATCGAGATTTGCCTCGCGATCGCTGTCGTCGTCCCATCCGCGCATTCGTGCTGTCCTCACTCGTCCGTCAGGCGTGCCAACCACGCTATTGATTAGCTAATCATTGATTAACTAATAATAGCACATTTGTCGTAGTTGTGCCAATGAAGGCGGCGAAGGTTATGGCTGGGTGGTGGCGTGCTCCCGCTCAGCGAGCAAGATGGCAATCACGCACTCGACGGCCTCGCCGTGGAGGGCGCGCGCCTGGGTGATCGTCGATGCGCGCTCTTGGTCCTGGTCGAGCTCATAGCCAGCGGCAAAGATCATCGTTTCAAAGAGGAGCGGCGGACCGTCGCCGAAAAAGCGGTAGTTGATCCCCAGAAACACGGTCGAGACGTGAATCGGGCAGTCGGGCTGGCGTGGATTGACGGCCTCCCACCAGGCGACGCGCAGGCGCGCCCGCTGCTCCTCGCGCCACACGGCCCAGGTCATCAGGTCGACCGCGAGGGGTTCGTCGTGCGCGTCGAGGATGAAGTAATCGTGATACCCAGCGCTATCCATGTGGGCCTCTGTGAAGAGCTCGAGGCCGATGCGCGGTCATGTCGGTCGTTTGGTCGAGCCGGGGTGTTCGTGCTCAATGTAGCGCAGATACATCGCCGCCGAGTTGGCCAGGTAATTGAGCACATCGACGAGACCGGCAGCCTCGCCGTTGGAATCGCTGACGTTTGGACTCGAGAAATTGCGGTCAATGGCGGCGCCGATTTGCTCGCCGATGATCCCGGCTCCCTCAATCAGCGCAGTGCACAGTTTGTCGACTTGCTCATTGGTCATGCCGTGATCCTTTCATGCCGAGCGGCGCCGAATGGCATTTTGCAGCGCGATTAGCCGATTGAGGATGGGCTCGCAGATTGGCCGCGAGGCATCGAGGATGGCGTGGCCAAGCGCTTTCAGCGCAAGCGTGAAATGCTCTGCGGCCGCGAAATAGGTCTGATCGCGCTGGTCATCATCAGACATTGGAGGGCCAAACGCTCACGGCGACTTGCGCGCCAGCACGAGCTCGCCGGCGGCGATTGCCGCGAGCAGATCGGACAGATTGCCCTCGCCGGCGCCGGCGCCGTAGGAATTGCGATAGCCAAATTCGGCGGCCAGGTCGCGCAAACAGGCGAGCTCGTCGGCGGTTGCCGTGATCGTCGCGCGCACGGGAGCCTTGCCCGAGAGCCGGCTCGTGCGGGGCTCGCGCGTGCCGACGATCTGCCGGAGCCGGCCGATCGACAGCGAGATCCCGGTCTCCTCGGCGAAGCGGCGCACGATTTCCGGCCGCGGCACGCCTTTGGCGTCCTGGACCTTGAGCCAGTTGATGTGATCGGGGGTGAGTTTGCTCTTTGGGGCCATAGGACTCGTGTTGCCCATTTGCATGAAAGCGATCAACCTACCGTGCCATTGTAGCGTATTTATCGTCATTCTGGCCGAACGGCATAGGAGATCGGCGAGCCGGTTGCCCGACTCGCCGATCCCGCACCACTTATTCGAACACTATGAGATTAGTCAGCGACCGCTGAGGTCGTCACCTTTGGTGGTCGCCCAGCAGAGCGACGATGCATGAACGCGGCGAGATCTTCGTGCGTGAAGATCAAGGCGCCGCCGATCAACTGGCCGATGTGCTTGGCGAGCGCAATCTGGCGCACGCGACCGCTGCTAATCCCGGCCAGAGCCGCAATATCACGGACCGAGAAGAGCTCCTGCGTCGCCGGATCGAACGGGGCTGATTCGGCATCGAGTCTGGCTTGGCCAGTCGCCGAATACAGAATCTCGCCCCCTTTCGTCGGTTCAGGCAGGGCTCGACCCAGCTCCGCGGTCACGGTCAACCAAAGCATGAGCCCTTCATGCGCCTTTGGTCCGATCTCGTCCCAACTCTCAGCATAGGCGCCCGCACCGGGCGCGTCCGGAAAAACAATTGACCAACCGCCGCTCGTCTCGGCGATCACCTGAAACGGATACTGCTTGTGCAGTGCCTCTTCCAGTCCTACCTCCTGGCGTGGCACTTCGGGTCCTCCTATCGTCGTCTGCCCTGCGCACGTTCCTCATTGGGGAGGTCCTCACCCCCTCCCCGCCGAGCCTAGAGCTGCTTGTCGATTTTCTTCAGATCGACCGTCTTGACCATCTTGCCGTGTTCCACGATGACGAGTGGATCGCGGTCGGGTTTCACCCAGACGTGATGGCTGCCGTTGGTCCGATCATGCTTCCAGCCGAATGCCGTGAGAATCACTTCGACCTCGCGGTACCGCATTTCTGGCGGGAATCGACGTAAGCGCCCCAGCAACGTGATCGCGCTGGGCATATCGATCCTTGTCGATCAGACAAACACAGGGCACGTCCCTGATGAAGAGAATACTAACAGATCAGCTAGGATTATGCAAGGAAGAAAGGGGGGAATTAGTGCGGAGTGCGGGACTCAACACTCCTGCTCATCTCAATCAATTGACCGAGATCCGGCCCGGGCGGCGCGCCGGCCCAGGCCGAACCGTGACCGATAGATCAGTCACGCCGAGGACAGCGAGCGCGGCATGGAGCTCAGTCCGCATCGCGACGGTCTGCGGGTGATCGGCGAGCTCAGGATGAATCAGGCAGCGGCCCTCGAGATCGACGAGCATTGCCAGCACGCGATCGATCCCGTCCTGGCGCGCGCGTTCGGTCTCAGCCTCAGCCTTTTTGAGCGCACGATGCGCACGCACGGTGTCGCTGCCGATCAGGATGACGCCGGCGATCGGCAAACCGAGACGAATGATCGGTTGGGTCACGCCGGCGAGCCCGAGCAGGGCGTTGAGGCCGAGCAGGACAAAGCCCGCGATGGTCGCTCGCGGCGGCGGTCGGTGGGTCACGCGCCAGACGACAATCGGCGTCGCGCAGACGACGAGCGTGAAGAGATTGATCCAGATCATTCCGACGACTCGAGCTCGACGCCGACGATGTCGACTTTGATTTTGCCGTCGAGCTCTGGGCAGGTCGCCGCATAGCCCGCGACGACGCCGGCAAGTCCATCCCACGACGCCAGCAGATGATCGCGGTTGTCTTTCCAAGCGTCGATCGATTTCGGTTCCATCAGGCGATAGAGCGCAATCTGGTGCTCAAACATCACGAACGCCTGAAAGATGAGCGGTAAGAGCTCGAGATCGCCGCGGCGAACGTCTTTGGTCATCGCTCACTCCTCTCCGCGCCAGTTCCGTCCCACGTTGGCAATACCCGTAATCGTCAAGTGGCCGCTGCGCTCGAGGCGATAGCTGAGGTCAAACTCGTCGCCCTTCGTCGGCAGGAAATCGCACGCGTTGAAATAGGCGACGTCGAGATTGAGCGTGGCATAGGGATTGGCGAGCGGGAGCAAGCTGACGAACGCGAACGCGGGCTCGGGCTCACCGTCGAGGACGTCGATGCAGACGACCCGCATCGTTACCTCCGTACGTCCATCGAGGTCGAGCCTGCGGACTGCGGCGACGTCGGATCTCATGGCTCGCTCTCCTCGCCGTGATCGTCCTCGCCAAAGACAATCGCCCGAATCAGATCGGCTTTCGTGTTGTACTCGCTTGGCGCGTGCTTGAGCGACCACCCTTCGGCGACCTCGTTGAGCTCGGTGCGGGTCAGATCGAGCAGATACCACGCGCGCTCGGGCAGCTCGGCTCTCGTGATCACGGCTCGCCCTCCTCGCCCACCCCGGCAATCCACGCCATGATGTTGTGCTCACCATCGGGAAAAAGCACGGCCATGACGATGTCCTGCGTTTGCTCGAGGCTTGCGCTGGTGGACTCATCGAAGAGGAAACTCGCGCCGAATGAAGTGGATGATCGCGACATGGTGCCGCCGATCGCGAGCAAGGCGCAGACCGCTTCGGCAAACCGTAGTTTGACCTCGGCCGTCAGCCAGTCCGGCTCGACCAGGCGAAATGATTGGCTCATCCGTCCTCCCCCACTTCGTCGAATTCAGCATCGTCTTTTGGCCACACCATCGGGAGCACCACATTGGCAATGCCGACGATCGCCTCGGGCAAGACCGACTCGACGTCGACGAGGAGTTGTCCATCAGCAGTTGTCTTCGTTGGCGCAAAGATCAGCGCGTTCCGGCGAAACTGGAGGTCGAAGGCGGCGCCGATCGGCGGCCAGAAGTCGAGGCGCTCGAGGTACTCGCGGTCGACACACAGGACGCCGACCGGATCCATGATCGACAGGCAGGCACAGCGGTCGTCGTGGACGTAGGCGAAACAGATCACCTGCAGCGTGATCGTGCCGTTCAGCTCGTCGACGATCATCTGGCGTCCCCCATCCCCGGCAAGTCGATCTGACCGCGGGCGCGATAGAGATCGGCCGGATCGTCGGCCCAGGCCTCGAGCTGCGCGATCAGGAGCGAGCAGTCGGCGCGGCTGAGTTCGGCGAGTGGTACGTGATAGCGTGCCCGGCAAAAGGCCTCGAGCTGCGCCGGCGCAATCGAGAGGCGTCGCGCGAGGTCGTCTCGATAGGCGACCTGGCGGTCGGTGGGAAGCTGTCGGATTGGCATCACGCGTAGCCCACTAAGACCGCGCAATAAAAATGACGAGCGAGCCCCGCGGCAAACATCTTGGCCGCGATCCGGCTCTGATCCCAAACGTCCCAGAGACTGACGCCACCCTGCCAGAAAAAGGTGGTGGGCTGAAATTGAAACAGCCCGCTGACGCCGCTTATCGGGTTGTAGGCGCCGGGATTGAAGCTGCTCTCACATGCGGCCGTGGCGAACAGCCAGTAGGCGCCGATCCCGTATTGCCCGGCCCAATAGCGAATCGCGTTGGCGACGTTCGCCGAGGCGCAGACATATTCCGACCAGTAGTTTGTCATGCACACACCGCCCGACGGACCGCCGGATCCGAGCCCGCCGCTCGAGCCGCCGGCCGAAACCTTCTCGAGAAAGTCGAGCCAGGCCCATCCGGTCGAGCCAGTCGAGAGATCGGTCAGATACATCCAGTTGCCGCGATGGCCACGGGCCTTGACCAGGGTGCCGTCGGGCATCGTGTAGAGTCGGCGAAAGGATCCACCGGGACCGTCGCGCAAATTGAGGCCGTTGCCGGCGTTGACACGGTAGGTTCCGGTATGCGCCGAAACCCGTTTGATCGGTTGCCAGCATATGAGTGCGCCCAGAACGATCGCACAGGCAATGAGAACCCTCAGCATCGATCCCCTCCCCTCCTCGTGTTCGATCAGTCGGTTTCCTGCTCGTGTGGATGTTTGCTGGCCATGTGTCGCTCGAGCGCGGTGAAATGGCGGTGACAATAGGGGCAGACACCGGCGTGCACCCGGTTTTTGACTTTGGTCAATTGGCCTTTGGTCGCGGCGAGCGAGCGTCGAGTGCCGTCGTGCGCGTTGGATTCATCGCGCAAGCGCCCTTGAAAGAACGTCACCGAACTCTTTAGTCGTTCGACTTCTTTCTTTGCCTTCTCGAGCTCGCTCGGCGTGAATACGTTGCTATGCCCGTTCGGACAGTAGAACGCCTCGCCATCCTTGCGCCGGCGTTTTTCCAATTGGGTTGAGATCCCGAACACGATCCCACAGTGCGCGCAATCGAGCGTCGTCAGCTCAATGGCGATTTCGATCGCGGCATGCTCATACACCCTCGGCATGTGATTCCTCCCTTGGCGCCAGCCGCGCCTCGATGTAGCGCCAATCGCGCGGCCGCCAGAGCTCGACGCTGAGCCCGCATTTCACCAGCGCCGTCTCCCAGCGCGATTGATCGACCGAGCGCCGGCCGTAGGTGGTTTTGAGCTCAACCGCGAGCAGCTCTGGCGGCCGGATGAGGACGAGATCGGGAAACCCGCGTACCGGCCATCGCCGGCCGGCTCTCGCACCGGTCGCTTTCCACGAGGCGAACGCCGCGCGCCACATCCAATCGGGGATGTGATAGACGAGCCAGCCGGCCGACTCGGCCTGGGTGATCACTTTCTCCGTAAAGTCCGCTTCCGAGATCGAGGCCCGGTACTCCTCGGCCGAGATCATGTCCGCTGCCAGCTGCGCGCTTGTGGACAGGTCGCCCAGTGCGCGACGTAGAGCGGCGCGTCGCGCGCTCGCGCTTCCTCGAGCTCGTCACCGTCAAGGCGGCGCATATAGCCGGCGCGGACGAAGATCGTGCCGCTTTCGCGATCGGGCTCGGCGTTGACTGGAAAGCGCTTCCCGGCCGGGGTGAGCGTCCAGATGATGCTCGCGCCGCAACTCCTACATTTCGCCATTAGGTCGTTCCTCGTCATCGTGGCTAAGATCGGGACTCGCGATCGCGGTCGAGCGGGCGGCGAGTTGGGCGGGTAGATCGGCCAGGTGAAAGTGCAACAGCTCCGAAAATGCACCCGCGAGTGCGCCGCGTTCCGTTGCCCGTAGGCCGGTCTGTCCATGGGCCACGATCGCGCCCGCGCCGTCGCCGCAACGCCACTGCCCGATCCAGACGCCGTGTTCGCGGTAGGCGTTGAGCTCGTAGTCGACACCGTCGAAGACGAGGGCGTAATAGGTCGTCGGCCGCGGGCCGCGCTCAGTCGTCATAGCGCACCGGCTCCAGGCTCAGAGTGAGGATCGCTTGCTCGAGGAGAAGATTCGCGATCCGCCGGCGTGCGGGATCGCCACAGGCGGCAAAGAGGACGATCAAGCGGTGGACCATTTGATTCGCCGGCGCCAGGCCTGCCGCCTGCAGGAGGTCATCGCGCTCGTCGGCCGAAAGCCCGAGCACCGTTGCAAAGCGCAGCAGCGTCTCACGGCTCGATAGGCGAGCTCCTGCTTCGATACGACTGACATGGGCGTGGTCGACGTCGGCGCCGTCGGCGAGGCACGACTGGCTGATCCCGGCCGCCTGGCGATAGCGCCGGAGCACGGCGCCAAGTCCGTCGGCGGCGGGGGTGGAGGTCGGCGGGACCGATCGCGGCGCGCGGCTTACCTTCATGAGCGCCTCCCCGGCACCTTGAGGTAGCCGTCACCCTTGTACTTGTCCCAATCGACCGGATCGCTTTCGGCCTCGGTGCGCCGGCCGCGGCGGCGAGGTCCGCGAAAATCAATTTCCCGGCGCATCCAGTTCCGCCATTTGCCGGGCCAGTTGAGCGAGCACTCACCGGTGCCGGTGTAGTGGTCGACGAACTTCGCCGTCTCGCGATCGATCACGGTCGCCGAGAGATTGAGATCGGCAACGGCGGCGCGCAGTTCTGTCGTTACCGCGAAGTCGCTGGGTAACGGAAATGGCATCGGCGCCCCAAGCGGAGGCGCGAGCGCGTCTTGGGCTTTACTTAATTGGTTTTGCTTAGGGTGAAGTATTTTCACCTGTTCAGGTGAACTAGCGTCAGGTGAAGTATTTTCACGTGAAGTTATTTCACTGTCGTTGTCACTGTCGTTGCCGCGATGTTTGCCGATCGGCAGGATGGTGTAGCGGCTGCCCTTGTGGTTGATCGCGTGGCGCTCGACCGAGATCAGCTGATGCGCCTCGAGATCCTTGATCGCGGTGATCACGCTGCGCTGCGTGAGCCCTGCTTCCTTGGCGATCAGCGGGACCCCGGGGAAGGCCTGCCAATCACGATTGGCGTGTGAAACCAGCACGACATAGACTGCCTTGGCGGCCAGGCTGATCGCCTCCCAATACCCGTTTCGCACGAGCTCGATTTCAAGCATGATGAACCAAAAGCCCCGTCCGTCGCGGAGCTGTGAATGCTCGTCGGTTTTGCTCATCGTCGTCGCCGTCGCATGCTCGGAGGAACGCCTCGCGCAGGTGATGGTTTCACCTGCTGCTGCTTCACAGCGCTCGACTGATCTGCGACACTACGCGCGTACGTCATCAGGCCCCAACTTCCTCGGTGATGTGCTCGGTCCCCCTCGACCGATCTCCCGTTCCCCCTCGATCCCGGCCGGCGCTTCTGCACACCAGGCGCCGGCCACACCTTCGCTCATCAGCATCACATACTCGCTTATGAGCGAAATCTGTCCAAATAAAAAGCGCTAGCGCTTGCCGGCGGCCGCTTGCCGCGGCGCCGTCGCCCAGGTCACGAGCTCGTCGCCTTGCGCGATCGTGAGATTGGTCAGATCTGCCTCGCCGAAGCGTCGCCGGGCCTCGGTTTCGACCGCCGGCCGGCCCCACCCGTTCGCACTCGCCGCTTTGAGCAGATCATGCAACGCTTTCCCAGCGAGCAGCCCAGTGTTCCGATCGATCGGCGTGACATTGCCGGACCGCCGCACCTGCGACTCGGCCGGCTTGCCACCCTCGACGAAATCGGCGGCGAATTGGGTGCCGAAGCCGAGCGCCGCCAGCGCCCGCCCGATCGCCACGCTCTCAGCCTTACCGATGTAATCGGGGAACTCCTCCGCCGAGCAATTGCCGTAGCCGGTGGCGCGGCCGCCGCTCGGCAGCTGGACCGTCGCCTTGAAAATGGCGGCGATGTCATCGAGCCGGATATGCTCGGTATCGAGCGTTGCATCCGGCGCGACATCGCGCAGCCAAACGAGGCGCCATTTCACCTCGAGGTAATCGGCCGCCCTATCACCCTTCCCGACTCGTGTCAGGTATTTACTCGGATCAAATTGCGCGCGTTCCGTCATCGTGAAAACTGTCTCCGCCACCATTCGCCATCGTCCAAGCCACCCTCAGACGATGTTGATTGTAGCACATTTATCGTAGTCACGCGAGGTTTGCAGCGGAGAATCACCTGCTCGATCGTGCCGTCGATCTCGCGTTCGAAGCAGTGCGCGCTGCCGCCGGCGGCGAGCGTCACGGGCTCGTCGTGAAATCCACATTGATAAAGCAAGTTGATCAGGAAATCGGTCAGCGTCTGATTCGCTTCGTTGAGGACGATCTCGGCTTGGCCGAGCGCGGCGTAGGTCAAGGTCATGAACGACGCGGTGGTCTCGATCACTTCCTTCATGCGGGGCCTCGTCACACACTGAACATTGCGGGACAGCGAACACAAGGGTTGCGTGCGTCGAGCGCGACAGGTATTGTACGGACAGTGACCCGGGGACAAGATGCGACACCGAGTCAAACTTTAGCCATCTGTAACAAATTGTCAACGGTGCTGCAGGGGGCATCCAATGACGAGATCCGGGCCGCCGCCCGCGCCGCCTCCCCGCGATCCCAAATTCGGTGATTGGTTCACACGCGAGCTCGAGCGCCGCGGCTGGTCGCGTTATCACTTCGCGCAAACCGCCGGCGTCCATCCGAGCATGGTCTATCGCTGGACTGAGGGCCAGCGGCCGCAAGCCGAGCAATGCGCCAAGATCGCGGAGGCGCTCAACGTCGATCTCGATCTCGTCCTCGCCGCCGCCGGTCACCGCCCGCGTAACGAGCTCGCGCCCGGCGTCGTTCGCGCCGAAGCCGCTGCCCTCCTCAACCAGATCGATGAGATCCTCCTGATCGTGCTCGTCCCGATGTTGCGCGCCCTCTCCGACGAGCGCGTCGCCAACGAGACGATCGCCAAGATTATCGACCGACTGCCCGGGGTGATGCGCGAGTAACATTATGTTAGTTTTGGCCTAATGGGCCGGTCCATTAGGCCGCCATTAGGCCAAACGCTTCGGGACAATGGCCCACCACTTCGCTCGGCTATTCGCTCGGCAGTCGGAAAGCGAAGTGCAATAGCTACCAGACGGGACTGTTGCCGAGCGAAATGAGCGAAGGATTTTGCCGTGATTTTTGGACGCGGAAGAACATAGTTCGGTCGATTTGCCATTGCGCCTCACTCCCAAAAACCGCGTCATGGCGCGGTTTTTTCATGCAACACGACATCGCGATTGTCCGCAATCTCTTGCTCCATTAGGCCGTCATTAGGCCAAAAAAGTTCATTGGGCCATTTTTGGCCTAATGACGCCGGCGAAAAGAGCGGCCCGAGGACCGCGACCGCCGCCCCAAACTTTGCCCGATCGGCGTGGGTGTAGATCTCAGTGACGCGGTAGCTCGCGTGCCCGAGCAGCGCCTGGATCTGGCTCTGCGGCACTCCGTCGTTCTCGAGCATCGTGGCGTAGGTATGGCGCATCGTGTGATTGGTAAAGCGTTCGATCCCGGCTTTGGCGAGAAACCGCGGCGTCACCTGGTCGATCGCATTGGGCCAGGTATGACCGCCCTTGGTGTTCGTCACGATGTAGCCATCGGGATTCCAGCCGGGCTGTTTCAGCCGCTCGGCCTTGTCCTTCGCGCGAAAGCGTTTGAGCTGGTCGGCGACCCCGGGCGGCAACGGGATCACCCGCGAGCTCGTCGGCGTTTTGAGCCCACCGCGGGCGAAACTCGTCTTGGCTTTCTTGAGCTGCTCGACCACGCGGATCTCGCCGGTGCCGTCACCGTGCAAGCGCAGATCATCCCAGCGCGCGCCGAGCAATTCGCCGCGGCGCATGCCAGTGGCAAAGCCAAGCACGAAATAGACCTCATAGCGGTGACCGCGCGTCGCGGCCAGCAGGCGTCTGGTTTGCTCCTCGTCGAGGAAATCGCGCTCGCGCTTGAGCGCTTTGGGTGGTTTCACCGCGGTCACCGGGTTGCGCTCGATCACCTGCCATTCGCGCGCCTGTTCCATGATGCGATGCAGTTTGCTCCGCGCCGCCCGCCGCGTCGGCACCGACAGCGCGCGCTCGACCCGCATCCAGTCGCTCCATTCGGCGATCACCGGTTCGGTGACCTCTTGCAATTTCACGTTCCCGAGATAGGGCACGATGTAGCACTTGATCGCCGAGCGGTACGAGATCATGGTCGAGGCCGCGAGCAACTCCTCCGCATAGGTCAAATATTGCTCGCAGAAACTCGCCACCGTCGTGCCATCCGGTTTGCGATAGCGCCCGGTGCGATGTTTCTCGAGCTCGGCGATCGCCTTTTGTCGGCATGCGCGCTCGGTCTCGCCGAGCACATATGGTCGGACGCGCACGCCGGTCGCCGGATCGTCGCCGAAGTCGAGCCGCACCCACCACGTTATGGAACCGTCTTTGTTCTCGCGTTTCTTGGGGATGATCGCCATCCGTTACCCGCTCCCTGACGAATCGAGGCGGCACGTGCTGTCGCCTCCTCGATCAAATCGAGTAACCCTTGGACCGGCACGACAATCGTATTGCCCCACCGCAGCGACGGGATCGTGCCGGCTTTGACTTGCCGATAGCAGAGATCGCGACCGATGCCGAGCAGCCCGGCCGCTTCCTCGACGCTCACCGTCATGCGAGTGCCCGCCGGCGGCGCGACCGCAATCGTGCGCCGGCGTTCGATCTTGGCTTTGAGCCGTTGCTCGAGCGGCACGAGCTTTGGCCGCGGGGGAACCATGTGCTCGGCCATCGCTTTACCTCAACCGGCCGGTCTTGTCCCGGCGGTAATCCATGTGCCAGCCGTTCGCCTTCATCGAAGCGGCACTGGCAAGGCGCGGTTTCGGCGGCCACCGGCGACCGGCCGCGCGCTCGGCATTGGCCTCGAGCAGCGGCGCCGGATCGGATGGGACCGGTTTAGGTGTGACGGTGACGACAAACGGATTGACGTAGGGTGGAAAGATCCCAGCCGCGGCGCGTTCGGCTTTCCAGCGATCGACGAGCCTGGCCTTCAGTCTAGTGACCATGCCGCGCCTCCAGCTCGCGCAAGGCAGTGGCGACGTTTTCTCCCCTGAGCAGTTGCGGGATGCTCATGCTTCGACCTCGATCCCCATCTTGTTCAGCCGGCCGCGCAGCTGCTTGTCGAGCATGCTGCCCGAGCGCGGCACGTAGGCGCCGCGCTCAAACCGGCTTACCGTTTGCGTGTGGATGCCGAGCTCCTGCGCGAGCTCGGTCTGCGTGGCGCCATACCGGCGGCGATACTCGCGCACCGCCGCCGGCCACGGGAGCACCACGCGCCCGAGTTTCGGCTCAATCAACACGGTGACCCCCTTCGCTTGAGTATTCGCTCAGAAGCGAAATAGGGTGCTAGCTTAGCATTTGTTTAGTGGGTGTCAATGCTGGGCGACGTTATGCCGGCACGCAATCCCGAGCGGGATCGTGGGTGCAGATCACGCGGTTGTGCTTGAGATCGCAGAGCACGATCACGCGCCCCGGAAAGAGCTGGATCGCCTCGCCAAAGGCGAGCAGCGCCGTTGTCTGCTCGACTTCGCCGAAGCGCCGCTCCCACCGGATGGATTCATCGCGATCGAGCACATAGAGCCGCAAGCCGTGGTGATCCATGGAACGACGTGCCTCGGGCGGGAAACGAGCCGAGCGTGGCGGCGCAGCCCCGCGTACTGTGCCGCCGGCTCGGCTCACCCTTCAGGGAAAGGGCTGTCTTGAGTGTAACGCCAATCACTGTACGGACGCATCACCGTACGGTGTTGTCGCATGCAACGCAAAGATCATTCCAGAGTGGAACTTGCCGGCTTACGGTCGCCAGCGGCCGAGAATCCAGCTCAGGATCCAGAGGCAGCCACAGATGATGACCACGACGAGCGCGATCGTCCAGAGGGTCGAATCGTTGACATTGACGTCGAGTGGGCTGAGCATCGGAGATCTCCTAGCACTCGGGTGGCGGCATCAAGCCGGGGTGGTCGCGGCGCCCAGGATCAGCATGATGATCCCGATCGGCCGCCAATTCTGGTCGGTCGTCATGCCGGTGGCTCCTTCGGCGGGCGATCCGGCCCGGCCCCCGACACATGGAACGGGGGGCCGATCTGCCACCCCATATGTTCAACCAACGCCTCGATGCCCAGGAGCAGGCCGACCCCAAGGGCCAGCGCGAGACACTGAAAGAATCCGCTCCATGAGGTGAAGGGGTTGTCAGCCTTATTGAGGCCGAGGATGTCCATCGCCAGCATCAGACAGAAGATGCCGACGAAGACCGCGACGAGGCGGATGGTCCACGTCCCGATCCAGGTCATGACTCCGCCCTTTGGATGATGTCGCGAATCTCGCCGTGCATCTCCCGGATTTCTGCCTCGGCCGCCTCCAAGCGGCGATTCAACCAGCGGATCACGAACAGCCCGCCGCCGATCACCATCGCCAACGCCCCACCGTCGATGATCGCCGCCGTCGTGCCGGACAGGGAATCGAGCATTACTTGGTCACCACCACGATCCCGGCGCGCCCGCTCGAATTGGTTTTCGAGATGAGGGGACCACCGTCAAATTGAAAGAGCGTGCAGCCCTGACCACCGTCGACATTCCAGGGCTTGCCGGGCGGATTCCAGATCCCAGTCGCTTCGCCGTACTGCGCCCAGCAATCAGAGACTGCCGAGCCCGGGTTGTAATTCGGCCAGACCGTTTTCGGATCGAACTTGTAGCCGCTCTTCGCGATGTCAGCCAAGGGATCATCCTCCTCCGGCGCCGGCGGTGTCGGGGCGACTCCATCCGGCTCCTGATAGCGTTTGAGATAGGCGGCAATGGCGACATACAGACCCGGCGTCTCGTTGACGATCACCATGCCCGGACAGGCCTTCACCCCGGCCGCACAGGATTCAGGCGGATAGGGATTGCCGCAATATTCCTTGTGGTATTTGACGAATGAGTACCCGCGCTTCGGATCGATCGGGAAACTCGACCACGGCACATGCGCCTGATCAGCCCAATAGGCGGTCAAGGCGATCACCGCGTCCCGGCTCGCGTCGTCAATCGGGGTATCGTACTGGCCCGACCACTCGATACTGACGCCATCGCGGTTTACCGCGTTGACTCCGCGCTCCTCGACGTTGCGGCGGCCGTCGCCATAACTACAGGACGTATAGGGGCCACTCGCCCATGGCGAACGGTTGGGCGAACAACCGGGATGGGCCGCCCCGGTGGGATCGTTCCAGCGCAGGATCAGCCCGGCGCTGGCGCTGCCATCAACGCTGCCGACGCCGACGCCGTAATCGGTCAGGCCATTCGACGCCGCGCCCCGGCGGAACCAGGCGTCGGTGCCCCAGAGGGTGCCGACCATGCGGTGCCAGCGGACGCCGAGAACCTGCCGTTGCCCAAGGTTGTCCCAGGCTCCGTTTTCGGCGTCGGTAATCAGCCGGTCCTGATAGGGCGGATGCGGCACAAGCCCATAGGTCGGTGCCATCAGTCATCCTCCTCGGTCGCCGCGGCGCCGGAGTCATCCTCCGGACCCGGCTCCTCCGGCGCCCAGATCGCGCCGACCGCGGTCGGCAGCTGATCGGTCCAGCCGCGGAGGATGGCGATGTCCTCGAGGATCGCCGGACGCTGGGCGTCATGCGGACCGAAGTCGGCGAACTGGCCGACGCGATAGAGGACATCGATCAGAAACCGATGGAAATCATCTTCGCTTTCGATCGCGACGACGCGACCATGCTCGGCGTCGTATTCCGGCTCGAGTGGCTCGTTGACCATGGGAAACCTCCCGCTACGTGCCGCCGACGATCGCGAGCAGCCGAATCGACGCCCCGCTCGCCGGCGCTTGACGAAACGTAATCACCGGCCCCGCCGCCAACGTCGACGAGGCATAGGCCTGGATGTCGAACGCGGCCGCGCTATGCGGCGCGAGGACGACGCCGTACGACGTATTGGCTCGTGCCTGGTTGAAGGTCACCGTCGCCGCCACACCGGGGCCAAAGCCCGACGTGCCGACGGTGAGGGCGATCATGAACACGAAGTCATTGCCCCAGGCGATCGCTGCGCCCACGCTGCCGCCCGAGCCCAGGGCGGCGCCCGGCGCGATGGTCGGTGTCGCCGCCGATCCGGTGATCAGGGCGCCGTCGTTGCCGCGAAAGCGAAAGACCGGCGTCACCCCGAGATCGCGGTAGATCACGAGATCGGCGCCGTTCATGATCGCGATCTCGGGCGGCGTCGACGTCGGATCGACCCGGAAGTAGTCACTGATCGCGCCCTGATCGAGCGGGCCGAGCTCGGTCTGATTATTCACTTGCCCGCTTTGTTGCAGGATGATCGCCAAATTGCTGCCGGCCGAACCGTCCTGCCATGAGCCCGAGAGGACCGGCGTCTTGCGGCCGCGCTCTTTATCGCTCGCCAGATTGCTGTCGGTCTCGCGGAGATCCTTCAGGGCGCTGATCGCCACCCGCGAGAGCCCGTATTCGATATGGGCCGTCCCCGGCTCGACCAGGCGCGGTTTGTTCCGGCGGGCCATCTACATCACCTCCGCATCGGCCGAGACGGTCAGCACACCGCGGTCGGAGTCGAACGTGCGGACCATCACGCGCGCCGCCAGGCGCACATTCACCGCCGGCGCCAGCAGGGCGACGGTATCGCCCTCGCGGAACCAGGCATAACAGCCGTCAACGTTGACGACATCGAATTGAATCGTCTTGCCCATATTGAGCAAGCGTTTGAGATCTTTCTCGGCGAGCGGCCGCAGGGTCGACTCGGTGACGAATCCGGTGTAGTTGATCTGATCCTGGCGCCGGCCAATCGCGCGGATACTCGCGTCGTTGTCGACCCGGAACGCCTGGGAGAGCGCGTACTGCTCATCGGCCGGCACGGCGAGCAGATCGTTGACGACGGGCTCGAGATCGAGGGTGTAGCGCATTCCGATCACATGCCGGCCGGTGACGAGCTGGACCCGTCCGGTCAGATCTCGCCCCCGCTTCTGCCACCAGCGCAAGATCCGCTGATCGTCGACCCACCATTCGTCGCCTGATTGATTGGCGATCGTGCGTAAGGCCGCCTCAACCTTGCCGCCGCGTAAGGTCAAGGTCACCGGCGGACCCATCTCCTCGCCGTAGAAGGCCGTGATCCACCCGTAGCCGGAGCCTTCGCGGTTGGCGTCGCGGACCACTCGTTTGGCCAAGCCCGCCGCCGGGCTCGCCGTCACTGTATAGATCTTGACCAGCGCCATCGCCGAGAGCAGCGCCGAAAAGTCTTTGGCCGCGAGCTCGGTGGTTTGCGTGCCGTCATCGTGCTCGACGTCGACAATAATCCCGGCCCAGACCCCCAGCGTGGGATGCTCCCAGCGGATCCAGCGCCCGCGCAGATCAAAGACCCCGAAGATCTGCATCAGGTCTTTCGTGGCCACCTCGGCCGAGAGTTGTCCTTGCTCGATGACCGGCCACGAGACGGAGAGGCCGGTCGAACGGATCAGGCGCGGGTCACCGCCGCCGACCCGCGAGATCTCGATCTGATCGAGCAGCGGACCGTCGCGCCACGGCGCGTCGGGATTGGGCGAGACGAGCGGAAAGAGCGGTCCCTCGACCGCGGCCCGCTTCGAGCTCGAGAGCCCGGCCGTGCCGGTCCAGCTATAGCGGCTCGTTTGATCGCCGTCGATGTATTCCTCGTCGAGCTGCTCGTCGATCCGGATATCGACCCCATCGACGTAGAGCAGGCGTCCGCTGAGGCTCGTGCCCATATCGATCTGTAGCAAGATTGCGGTGGTCGGGCTCGACGCCTTCGTCGTCCCCTCGAGCAGGACCTCCTGCCAGCCACCGGTCCCGGCGAGGAATGCGACGGTGACGAATTCGGTGGTCGCGCCGAAGGCGGTGACGGTCTCCATCAGGCGGACGGCGTCGAGCTGTTGCCCGGCGGCCAGCCACATCCGGACTTTCGCCCGAACCTTGTGCGGGATGGTGAGATCGAGCCCGGTCAGATCACAGGGCCAGCGAACCGCCGAGCCGGCTTGCGGATCGATCACGACCTTAAAACTCTGCGCCCCGACCCAGGCGGCCTCAGTCGAGACGGCGACGGTCGCGCCGAGGCGCGTGGTCAGGTTCGCGGTCGAGACTTCGGCCGAGGGATTCGTGCAGCGGTTCCAGCCCGCGCCGATCGCCCACGGGTCGCGTGGGATCGGGACGGTGACCAGACTCCGGGTGCTCGCCGAATTGTTTGCCGCCCCGGTCCAGGCGTAGCGACTGCCGAGCGAGCCGTCGATGTAATCGTCGCAGTCGGGCTCGTCGATCCGGATATCGACCGCATCAACGTAGATGACGATGGAGCGCGCCGTTGGACCAGAGAGCAGCTGGACCTGGATCGCCTGAATGGCTTTGGCCGGATCGGTGACGAGCGCCGTGAGCTGCACCGTTTGCCAGGCGCCGGCGCCGGGCGTCGCAACCGGCGTCGTGATCTGATCCGCATTCCCGCCGGTCGCGGTCGTGTAGATCGCGCGCAGGACGACCGTCGGCGGCGCGATTCCGGCGGCGAGCCAAAAGCGCGCGCGCGCCGTGACGTAATGGCTGCCGGCGCTCGTCCCCATCGGTGTCGCGACCGACTGAAAGGCCGGTCCTGACTGCGCCACCGTCGGACTCGTCACCGCTTTGAGGGAGGCCGAGCCGACGACCGCGGCCTCGCTGGTCACGCTTAAGGCGACGCCTCCATTGGCGGCGACGCTGGTTGTCGCCGTCTCGGCGCTCGGATTCGGCATCCAGTTCGTGCCCGCCCGGTTGCTTGGCGCCGGGACATAGGGATCGTTGATTGCCGCGCGGGTGCTCGTCGACCCGTGCGCCGCGCCGGTCCAGGCATAGCCCGCGCCCAAGCTGCCGTCGATATAGTCATCGACGTCGGGTTCGTCGATGCGCACGTCGACGCCGTCGATCCAGACCGAGCAGGGCGCGGCGATCGCGCCGTTGTTGAGGGCGACATAGAAGGCGGTCGATGAGGTCAGGGTCTTCGTCGGATCCGTGGCGTAAGTCGGAAGCACGACCTCTTGCCACGCGCCCGTGGCGACGATGTTGTCGATCACGCTCGTCGCGACGGTCGCGTCACTGTATTGGACCCGCAGTTGCAGGCGACTGATCACTTGCCCCGCCGGCGCTTTGAGGCGCGTTTTGCATGCGATCGTATGCGGCACGCCGGTCGTGGTGACCCCGGTCATGTCGATGAATTGGTAGCAGGCGGCGGCGTTGGTGATCGGCAGATCGACCCGCAGGCTCGCCGCGCCAAAGAGCAACTCGGCGGTATCGCGGGTGATCGCGGCGCCGGCGGTGACATTCCAAAACGAGGTATTGGTTTCGGTTGAGGGATTCCGGATGACGTTCTTGCCGCCGCGCCGCGCCATGATGCGCTATCCGTGCCAGCCGGCGAGATAGCTCGCCGTGACCGCGACCGTGACCGGATTTTCGCTCGCGTCGAGCAGCGGGAAGACGAGCGAGGGATTGAGCGCCGGCGATTGATCGGGGGGAATGAGCAGCCAATCGGGCGAATAAAACGCCCCGTTCGTGGTGATGTCATCCAGCCGGATCCCGCTCGTCACATCGCGCAGCAACACGCCGGTCGCGTTGTTGTAGATCGAGCAGCGCCGGCGCTTGCCGTCGATGCGCACCTCCTCGCCCGCACTGACCAGGACCTCACGTCCGTCGAGCCCCAGGCGGATCCGTTGATAGGGAATCACGCCGACGTCGGCCGTGCCGCCGCCGAGGCGAAAATCGGCCTCGAGCGCGAAGGTGGTGAGCTCGGCTGAGATCGCCGAGACCGCGATCTTGGTGGTATCGAGCCGGACCTCCCACGTATCGTCGGAGCGCAGGATCGCGACGAGCACCTTGTTGCGGAGCTCGTAGCGCGAGTCATCGCTCGGGATCCGCGTCCAGGCCGGCGAGATCGTGACGCTATTGACATCGCTCGCGGTGACCGCGCGGCTTTGCCCGGCGCCGGTGCCGGACACGATCCGGAGCGTGCCGCCGACCCATTGCCCCGGCGCCCACGACTTCGAGTCGTCGAAAAAGGTGACGGTGCCGCCGGCGGTGCGCGAACCGGTGTCGCGAATCCAGGAGACCGGGATCTCTTCTTGGTTGGCCGGACCGAGATGGGCGATCAGGTGTCGCATATCGTCGGGGTAGGTCATGTCGACGACGGAGGAAACGACGAGGCTGTTGCTCGCCGAGACATCCTCCAGGCACGTCTCGTAATCCTCGGCGCCACTTTCGCGGCAGCCAAACCAGGCGCGGCCGATGCCGTTCGGATTCTTGAATTGATACCGCCAGCGCCAACCGAGGATCGGGATCGGCGACGAGAAGGCGACGCTATCGGCCTGCCCCTCTTCCTGCAAGGACGCCCAGCCTTGGGCGGTGCGGTCGGCGTCGAGAATCGCGAAGTAGTCGGCGGTGCCGCCACTCGGGGGAATGACCGGGCACCAGCGACTTTGGTTCTTCTCGTCGTTGTTGTCGAGGTAGAGCATGCGGAACCAACCGCCGGGGACGTCGAAGAGCGCCCGGCTCGGCTTGGTCTGCCCGCGGTTGATGTACCAGATCCCGCGCTTGTCGTTCGTGCCCGAGCGCTCGGTCTGGCGGACGCTGTAGATCCAGCGATCGTTATGGGAGGTTCGCAGGAGATAGGTCACGCCCGCCGCGGGGATCGTGCCCCACGAATTGGCCAGCGTGATCGTGTCGATCGTGTTGCTCTGGATGTAGCGCTCTTGAAACGCCGTCGGTCCCGAGAGGATCGTGACTTTGCCCCGCGCCCATTGCCCGGGCTCCCAGCCGGCGCCGGTGCGGGTCATCGTCGTGCTGGTGAACCCATTCGCCGCGGAGACTTCATTGGTCAGATCAAAGGCGGGGGCGTCGCCGGCACTAAGCGCTTTCGCGCCCGGTGCATTCCAGGCGACGTCGTAGGTCAACGATTGGCCCGGCGCGCATTCGTTGATCAGGAACCAGACGAAACATTTCGCCTGGCCCACGCCGATGAAGGTCGCCGGCTGCGCCAGTCCGTCGAGGAAGAGCCAGACCTGCCCGGGGAGCGGATTGCCGCTCCAGCTCGTCGTATTGCCGAGATCGACCTCGAGCGGGAAGCGCCGCAGCGGCGTGTCGCCGTTGTTCGTAATTGTGAATTGGCGACGGAACCGAAACCGGCCGGCGGCCGTGACCGCGGTCGGGCGCAAGATGACGAGCAGATTCGTCCGCGCCTTGCCGGAGTTCACGACCGGCATGATCAACGACGCGGTCGGTGTCCACGTCGCCGGCGCGAGCTGCGTCGCGCTATTGGCAAACCAGACCGGGTCGGCCAGGGTGAAATCGATCGCGACTTGATTGTCGTTGTCGCCGCGATAGGTGCCCAATGTGGCGTAGGCGTTGACCGGCGTGCCGTCGTTGAGGTTGCCGGCGAGAATCCGCTCAGTCTCGTCGAGCGGATCGAAGGCGCCGAGCAGATTCAGGATCGCCTGCTCGAGGTTGTTGCCCGGCTTGACGGTAAAGATCACCGTGTAGGGTTTGGGCCCGCGGCTGACGCCGACGTGCACGGGGTTGTAGCCGCGGCGCTCGAGATCGATCGGCTGAATATCCGGGCCTTGATACGCGCCGTCGGGTGTGCCGCCGCCGAGGCCGAGATTGGCGAAAAGGATCCCGTTGTAGCGGGTAACCAGCATTACCGGTTCACCCCGAATTGATAGGCCCGCATCTTGTTCCAAAAGTCGTCGAAATCACGCGGGTAGATATTCATCGTGCCGCGATTGATGAAGGCCGGCTGCGCGTCGGCCGCGCGCCCCTTGTTGCTCATCACGCTCGCCGTATGGGGGAGCACGCGCGCCCCGGGCGCATAGATCAGTTCCGGCCCGCCCTCGCCGACCCACGAGTACCCGGTGAGCGCCGCACCGTGCTGGGCGCGACCGATCTCGCGTGGGCTCGGGATGATCCCGCCGAGCTTCTGCTCACCCGTGGTAAAGCCGACGCCTGGTCCGGTGTAGTAGCTCTGAATCACGACGCTGGCGTAAGAGGTGCGGCCGTTGAGCGCGTCGAGTTGCTGCTTGATGTAGGCGGCGTTATTTGCCGCTTGGGTCGAATCGACCTCGATATAGGATTTGACGTAGCCGGGGATGCCTTGCAGCGCCGCGATCAGGTCGTTGATCGTCGAGGTCAGGGCTGTGGTCGCGCCGGTGCTATCGCTCATGTTTTGGTTCAGTTGATCGCCGATCTTCATGTTCTCGGCGTACTGCAACGCCTGCTCGCCGAGGGCCAGGGTGGCGTCCTCGGTCCCACCTTGGAGGCGTTGTTGCGCCGCGGTGGCGTCGTCGAGGAATTGCTGCTGATCTTTGGTGAGCGTTTGCCCCTCTTCCTGGCGCTGATTGAGGAGATCGACGGCGTCGGTGATATAGCCGAGCTGCGTCTGGTATTCGCTGAGCTGGTGGGTGTAGGGCTCCTGCGAATCGATGATGCCGTCTTGGGTTTGCTTAAACGCGGCCTGGGCTTCGTTGGCGGTGGTGATCCCGTCGGCGAGGGCGTAATAAGCGCCCTGCTGCTCTTTGATCTTCTGGTTGTGGGCGATCAGGTCGTTCAGATCGCCGGCCTGGACCTGCATCCCGGCAAACGCGGCGTAGTTGGCTTTCTCCGCATTCAGTTCTTTTTGGGCCAGGATCATCGCCTGGATGTTGGCAAGCTCGTCGGTCTGCGCCGTGAGCTGGGCTTCAGCATTGCGCCCGACCACATCGGCGTTATGGGCGGCTTGACTGGCGATCAGGGCCTGAATGGTGGCGTATTCGGTCGCCTGGGTATTGAGCTGGTCGAACGCCGAGCCACCGACGGTATTGAGGAAGCGGGCGGCGGCGATGTCTGCTTGCGCCTGGACCGCGGCATAGTCGGCGATCTGGGCGTTCAGCCCGAAGAATGCCTGGGTGATGCCTTTGGCCGAGGCCGCGACCTGATCACCGATGTAGCGCGCCCGGTCGCCACCCTTGGCGTACTCATACCACTTGGCGACGGTGGTATCGAGCCAGTCGACAAACTGCTCGCTCGTCGCCTGACCCGATTCCAATTGCTGAAAGTAAAAATCAAGATCCTCGCCGAGGGCGCGCGTGTCGAGCCCCGGTTTCTTAAAGAGCGTTTCCAGGTCGCCGCTGACCTGATTGATCTGGTCATCCGTCAATTGAAAGTGCGTATTCAGCGCCGAGAGTCGATCTTGCAGCTCTTTGACTTCCGGCAATTGGGGATCGGCAAAGGGCGGCAAGTTGCTGATCTCGGTCATGATGTCGTTGAGCTCGGCGCCTTCGGCGGCAACCCGCGCCCAATTCGTCTCGACCTGCTTCGCCCAATCAGTCGGCTGCCCGCTTGCCGCGAGCTGGGCGATGGTGCCGCTCAGGCTTTCGGTGGAGGCGTTCGCGGCGTCGATGGCGTGCGAGGTGTTTTCACTCGTGGCGATCAAGTAGGTCAGGGCGGCGGTCGCGGCCACGGCGCCGGCGACCAGACCGGCCGGGCCGAGGGCGACCCCGAACAGGGTCGCCGCTTCCTCAGCGTTGTTGAATTGCGGGATCAGCGCCCCGACCGCGGTCGCCGTGCTTGAGTAGGCGACCGAGAGCCCGGGCAGCAGCGCAATGAAGGGCTGCAGACTGCCGAACGTGGCCCCGGCCTGCTCCTCGAGGTTCCCGAATTCAACGCGCAATCGGTCGATCGCACCAGCGGTCGTTTTGCTATAGGCCTCGGCCTGGCCGCCGAATTTCTGCTGCAGCGCCGCCATCCGTTCCTCACGGCTGGCGTTGTCGTCGAGTTGGATCCCGAGGCGTTGCAGCGCCCCCATCCGCCCTTGCTCGGCGGCGATGACGATATTGGTCGCCTGCGACAGCGAAATCTTGCGCGCTCGGGCGATGTCCTCGGCCAGCGACAGATCGTCGATCGCGGTCGCGGCGTCGCCGGTCGCCGTCGTTAAGCTGGCGATGCTATCGGCCGCGTCCTCGTCGTCAAAGCCGAGCTGGATCGCGGCGGCACTAGCCCGGTTGAGGGCGTCGGTATATTCGAGGGTCGTGTGCCCGGTGTTCTCAATCGCGGAATCGAGCCGGGCTTGACTGGCCTCACTTTCGGCGGCGGCGCGAGCGAAATCGGTGAGCGCCCCTTGCGCGGCAGAAAAGGCGAGCCCGATACGAGCGCCGGCGGCGTTAAAGCGATCGCTAATGCTGCTCGCCTGCTTGCCGGCGTCGTCGATCTGTTTGCCCATGTCCTGGGCCGATTTGCCGACCGCTTTAAAGGTTTGGGAGGCGCCGTCTTTGGCGGTGAGGGTAATGGTGACGACTTCACTGCTCGCCATGGGGATCCCTCGATAGTGTCACGAATGTCGTAGTTGTGGTATCGTTTGCGGCCGTGCGGCGATTGGCGCCGCGACCACGCAAAGGAACACTCTTGGCAAAAGCCATCGACCAACCGGCCATCGGCGCGTACTCGTGGACGTGCGCCCAGTGCGGCACGCGCAACACCCAGTCGGATCTCTTCTGCTCGTCCTGTGGCCTTGGCCAGAATGAAGGCGTGAACCATCGGGCGTCCGCCGCATCGTGGGAAGCGCCGGCCGGCGCCGCGCTGCTCTCCGCCATGCTCGGCGTCGTCGCGTTTCTGGTCGTGCAAGGACGGGACGACTGGTACGGCGACAATCGGATCGCGGTCGCCGGGATCGTCGCCGCGGTCACGCTCGCTCTTGCGCTGTTGGCGTTGATCGCCATTCGCCTCGATCCTTCCGTTCGCGCCTAACCCGCGACGCCGATCCCCTGCCGTCGCGCCAACTCCTCAGCCATCCGCCGGCGAACGTCACCGCCCTGGCTCTGGCCATCGCGAAACGCGGCCAACGCGGCGCGGAGCTCCCAGTACCAGCGCGTGTCGATGTGGGCGTACTCCGCCAGGTTCATCCGTCCACCAGCCAGCAGCCAGGCTTCGATCAGGAGTCCGGGGGCGTCGCCTCTGGGCTGATCGGCGGTGGGGTTGGCCCGACCGTAGTCCCAACATGCGGCGAGGGCAGGGTCATCACTTTTGGGCGCACGGCCTGCCGGATGACGCGTACGACCCACGTCCGCAGATCCGGTGGGAGATAGAAAAAAGCCCGCCATCCGTTCTCTTCGACGGTGTTTCCCGGCGCCGGCAGATCGACGATGTCGCCATCCACATTCGGTTCGCGCCAATTCCAGGCGCGGACCCGCCAGGCGATCGCGGCGAGATAGCGTTCCTCGGCCTCGTTCAGGGCTTCCATATCGCCCGATTCGGCGAACACCGTGCTCGCCGCGACAAACTCACGCAGCGCCACATCGTGCTCGCGCGCCTTGAAGCCGTTGATGTTGGTGATCACCTCGATCTTGAATCCGTGATAGGCGGGATCGTCGGGCAGATCGTCGCCAACGAGCTCGAGTGCGGGATAGTCAATCCAGGCCCAGACCGGCGTAAAGAGAAAGCCGGCGACGCCGTTTTCACTCTTCGTTTGCGTAGGCATGGCTCTCCCTTTCGCCGATGCATTGCGCGCGAACGTCAGCTCAGGCTGCGATCGTCGCCAGCGCGTTGACGACCTTGATCGAGATTGGTTGTGGGCTCGTCGCGTTGGTAAAGCCCATGAAGCCGAAGGTTTGGATCTTGTTGTTGCCGGCGTAATCCATCGTCGGCGCCATCCAGTAGGCGACGGGGATATCGATCTGCAGGAGGTAGGTCGTCGTCGGCGTGGTCCCAATCTGCGGCCCGGTGACTTCGAAGCGCAGTTTCCGGCTGGTGCCTGCGCGCATCTTGGCGAATTCGACGTCGTCCTTGAACTCGAGCACGACCTCGCCGGTGACGAGCTGCTCGCCGCGGCCGACGTCGCAGGAATCGGTGGCGGCGTCCTCACTGAATTGCTTCATCTCGAGCTGGTTATCGATGGTGATGCTGCCGGAGCGGAGCTTGCCGGTGACCAGTGTTGTGCCGATCGTCCCCGCGGGCTCGTCGATGTAGAGCTTGGTCCCCGGCGCCCGGATCGTGTTCCGGTTGCGATCGGCGACGGCGTCGTAGGTCGAGCCAGGGATCATCGTCCGGCCAACGAGATCGAGGGTCATGATCCAGGCCGGGTTGTTGACGGCATCGAAGGCGAGGGTCGCGGTATCGACCATGCAGCGGTCGATCTTGTAGATATTGCTCGGCTCCCAATATTTCATGGTGAATGAGTCGAGATCGTCGACGGTCGAGCTCGGCGTCGATTGATAGGTGTAACCGGGCGGCGTGCTGCCGGTGGTGGTGCCGGTGCCTTGCGCGGATCCGCCTTTGAGGATCATGCGCAGCCACCAGGGCAGATCCTCGAAGGTCATGATTTCTTCATAACTGAAGGTGTTGTGATAGCGCCCGAGGGCGAAATCCTTGTGCGCGTGAAAGCTGCGCGATTGGGTCGGGACGTCGAGAATGTCTTGGGCGAAGGTCCAGCGGAAATTACCCTGCGTGAAATAAAGCCAGCGCGTCATCGTGGTCTCGGGCGTACAACGCACCGCCTCGATCTTCGCCTCGGCCCCCTGCAGGATCTGGATATTGGTCATCGGCGCCATTAGCGACCGCCTCCCTCCGCCGGCGCCGGCGGGGCTTCAGGTTCGGGCTCGGGCGTCGGCGTGGTTTTCGCCTTGCTCTGTTTTGGTTTGGTCGTCGTGAAAATGCCGGCGCCAACGGCGGTGGTGTACTCGCCGTCGGAGAGCTGGGCGATATCGACCTCGTCGAGATCGCGCGACGGCACGCCGAGCACGTATTGAATCGGCTCGCCCGTGACCGGATCGGTTTCGCCGATGTAGTAGAGCGCGCTCGCCCGTTCGACCGGCGTATCCTCGGCCGGCGCCTCGGCCGGCGTCTGTTCCTCACTCATCGGCTTCTGTCCTTACA